GTTCCGACGTGGTGTACAACAACAACCACTCGAACGACATCGCCAACATGATCGGTCGTTGTCGCAACGGCAAGGGAACGCTGACACTCGCCCTGCGTGAGCAGTACGTGGAGAGTGAGTGCGACTATCCCAACACCACCGTGGCCAACGATACTCTGGAGCAGATACGTCTGGGCAACGTGTACGGCATGTCGTTCGCATTCGAGGACGACTGGCAGGACACTGAGAACGGCGTGTCTTACGAGCGCACCAACGAGACCGTTGACGGCAAGGAAGTTTGGCTGCGCCATGTAAAGAAGATTGTGGCCCTCTACGACGTGGCCAACGTCACTCATCCCGCTTACGAGCAGACATCAGTCGGCACCCGTGAGCAGAGCGACCGCATCAACGAGGCTATCGACGCTCAGTTGAAGCGTGAGTGTGGCGGTGGTGACGACGATGAAGCCAAGAAGAAGGCTGAGGAAGAGGCCAAGGCCGAAGAGGAGCGCAAAGCCAAGGAGGAGCAGGAACGCCAGGAGCGCGAACAGCGCGAACTGGAGGAACAGGCACAGCGTGCCCGTCAGGAACGTATGCTCCGTTTGCGTGGTCAGCGATTCCGCATGGAAATCGATTTTTAGTTCACACAGTATAAACCAAAAAAGTATTTAGCATGGAAAAAATGACTAAAGAAATGATTCAGAAGCGTCAGATCGCTATCTGGGATCGCATGGATGTCATCGAAGAGACTTCCAAGAAAGAGAACCGTGAGTTCACTGAGGCAGAGATTAAGGAGTACGATGCCCTGCTTCGTGAGAGTAAGTCATTGAGCGCACGCGCCGAGGCTATGGCAAGCGGCAAGGCTCTGGAGAACATCCGTGAGCACAAGTCGAAGAATGCCATCCTGCGTGAGTTCTTGCAGAATTGTGTTGAGAAGCGTGAGAACGCCAGCACCATCCTGATGAACCCCGTTACAGACGGTGGCGATCAGAACACCGTTGCCAACCTGGAGGCTTCGGGTGCCATTCCTCTCACCATCAACGAACTCATCGACACCAAGGTTGCCGGCATTGAACTGCCCGAAGACCTGAAGATTGTCACCGGCGTTGTCGGTAACGAGATTTGGCCTTACAGCACCAACGATGTCGAGTTCACCGTTGCAGGTGAGGTCGAGAAGGTGAACGAGCAGGCTCTGAACTTTGCCAAGATCAGCGCAACACCTAACGCTGTTGCCGCTTCTGTGGCTGTGTCTCACCGCGCCATTGCCAACGCTGCCTTCGACCTGCTGGGCTTCATCTCTTACAAGATGACCAAGGGTCTGGCTATCTTCCGTGCCCTGCACGTGTACTCTCACTGTAACTTCGGCAACGACCTGAAGTCTCCGTTTGCACAGGTAACTCCTGAGACCCTGACCCTGGACGAGAACATCGGTAAGAACCTCGCCAAGAAGGTTGCCGAGATGTATGACAAGGGCTTCGAGGGTGTTCCTTACCTCACTATGGACAAGGTGACTGAGGTTGACTTGGCTTACACCAAGGCCATCCCTGGTCAGAATGGAGACCGCACCGTCGTGGAGAACGGCAAGTGCGCTGGCTATCCTTACACCGTCAGCCCATTCATCGACTACGTGCTGAACAGCGCCAACGTGCCCGTGAAGGACAGCGACCGTTACATCGGTATCGGTCACTACGGCTACCTCGCCATGCAGATTCATGGTCAGGTGATGTTCAACGTAGATGCTCAGAGCGCCGACGTCTTTAACCGTCGTACAGTAGTGGTGAGCTTGGCCCTTGACATGTCAATGACGGAACTGTCAAGCAAAGTTAATGGCAACGCCAACAACAAGCCACAGGCCTTCAAGCTGATTAAGCTGGTTGAGCCCGAGGCATCTACCGAGGCGTAAAATCTCTATGTCAGCACCTTCTCATAGTTCTTGCTGACAATAACGAGGGGAGCAGGGAAGAAAAGCCCCGCTCCCCTTTTTAGTAAACCCAAGACAATATTTTGTACGAATAGTATGAAACAGGTTGACGAAATATTCTACGACGCGCTCATGGCTGACGCAGCCCTGAAGACTGCCTGCGGGTATAAAGCTCCGACGCAAAGCGACCCAGGAGCACCGGCACGCATCAAATCGACGTGTTTTGAAGTGGCTCCTACAGCCGACGACAACACACCGCTGCCATTCATCATCGTGATGGATGACGGCTTCACAAATTCGAATGAGACGAAGGATGACGTGTGGGAAAGCACGCAGGATGATCATGTGGTGAGTGTCGAAGTGAGCGCAAAATCGCCGAAGGCTGTTGATACGCTGGTAGAGATGGTACGCAAGGCCATTGGACGATATATCATCACCAGTATGACTGAGGATGAGCGTCCGCAACTGACCAGTGTGCAGAGCAACGGCAAGGCGTGGGACTGGACAAAACCGTGCTATCACAGCACTATCACGTACAGATGTTCAACTAATTATGATAACGAATATGAGCAAGAACCAGAAAAATGAAGAGGGCGGCGGTATTGTGAACACCCAGCTCGAACAGTTGCTGAAGGATGGCAACATCACCCTGACAGGAAAGAGCCGTGCAGACATCTATAAGCAGGCTGCTGACCTTCTGGATGTGCTTCCTATTGATGCAACATGGGACCGTGGAATTGTGAACTACGACCCCGCAAGCGAGACATTCACGCAAGTATTAACAATAAAAAAGTAAACGCTTATGTCACTCACTAAGATTAAAGGAGAGAACTTCCGTGCGTTTGTCAACAACGCGGCTGTGGCCGAAGAGCAGAGCGTCAATGTTACCATTAGCGGTAATATGGAAGACGCTACATCGAAGGACACCGTTGGAGGTTGGAACCAAGAGACGATGGCGACGCGACAGTGGCAGTTGCAGGTTGAAAGCAACGCTGCCGACCTGGCCACGCTGCGTGCGCTTATCACAATGTTTAATTCTGACACGGCGACTCCCGTGGGCTTTGATGCCACCACGCCAGGAACCAATCAGAATCGTACTCCCGCTAATGCGGACTTTGCTCGAAGCGGCAATGCCTTTTTGAATGATTTGACCATCACAGCAGACGATCGTGCTAATATCCAGACCTCGTGCCAATACACGGGTACCGGTGCGCTCGCCTAAAACTATGGAGGAATAAGAAATGGATAAAGGACAACATTTGCGACTCATTGTAAGCGACAGCAATGCTTCAGGAGCCACCTATAAGGTGAATGCACTGGCCACCAACTTGTCGGCTCATTTCAGTCAGCAGTTGGAGAACAGCACCACCAAAGATACTACCGACGGAAGCGGTGTGACTTGGCAGGAGAATGAGGTGATGAGACGCTCTGGCGACATCAACTTCTCAGGTCTCATTGCAACTGGTACCGACACAGGCGGTATGACTTTGGCTGATTGGATTGACAAGGTAGGTGACAACCTCATCTACTGGAAGCTGGTGATGGTTAGTGGCGAGAATAACCGCGTCGTAGGTAAGACCGTGTGCTCAGGCGCTGGTAAGTTAACGAACTGCAACCCGCAGGGACAGAACAACCAGAAGGCCACCTACAGCGGCACCATCAACATCTACGGTCCCGTCACAGTAGGCTCAGACTAATTCTCAGTCTTCTTTATAAATCTTTCTTTGGCCGCGCCCACCGAGGCTTGAGCAGCAGCGGTGGGCGTTTATAATTTTTTAAAAACAGAACTATGAAATCAAAAGAAATTACTATTTGCGGCAAAAAGGTCATGCTGGCCTATTGCTACGCCACCGAGATAGCTTTTCATGGCTATACGGAAAAAGACTTCACGACGTTTATCAACGAGAGTTACAAGCAGCAGAACATCAGTCCAAACTATGTGATGTATGCCATTATTTCGGCTATCTTTGCTTATTACGAGGCAAATGAAGAGGAGTCGCCCATCGTTGATAATGACTTAATGTTCCATGCCACGCCTGAAGAGATAAAAGCGGCTTTTATTGCTGTCACTCAGTTATACAGAGAATGGTATAATCTGCCAGCAGGTGAACAGGAAAAGAGCACTGAAGATGACCCTAAAAGAAAGCGACGTAAGGGAAAAAACTCATAAACGCCTACGACATCTATCAGTTGCTCGTAGGCGAGATTGGAATCCCCCGTCGTGAGTTTTTATATGAGTTGGAGTACTGGGAAGTCAGGCGCATCATCAGAGGCTACCGCAAGCGCGACACGCTGACCC